TGCTAAATCTTTTAAACAAGTAGTCATATAACCCAATCTTTGATATTCTTGTGCTGACGCTAATTGGCTAACATCAGATGGTGGAAGCTTTATATAATCGAATATAAGAACATCACATTTGCCTTGCAAATTCTTTTGCTTTGCAAGTGCTGTAACTTTTTCTACTGTAAAATCTGGCATATATATATGATTAAATGGAGCTTCTTTTATCATTTGAAGTGCTTCATTTATTCTATTTGTTTTATCTTGTGCTAATCCATGTTCTGTATTCTTAACAAACATACCATTGCTTATTTCTACGTAAGGTACACCAGATAAACAAGACAAAAGTCTATCTTCCATTTCTTCATCTGTCATTTCTGTGCTAATGTATAGTACGCTTATGCCACTACCTACTGATAAGCTCATTGCATGATTCATAAGGATAGCTGATTTACCAGTTTTACTAGGAGCACAAAATACTGTTAATTCTCCACCTTGGTATCCTTGCGTATATTTATCATATTGTGTCCACCCAACTTTATACCCTTTTACTTCTGTTGGTGCATTTGCTCTTTCATTTAATCTATCAGCTAATTTATCTCCCATTTTATACACTCTCCCTACATCATTATTATCTAAACTCATTCCCAATAAACTATCTTGAACACTATTTAATAGAACTGGTAAATTAACATCATCATCTAACATTCTCTCTTTAGTGTTTTCGCATAAATAGTAAATATTTCTTCTTTTATAAGCATTGACAACTTTATCGACATACATACCTAACGTGTCTGAATATATTTCACTCATCATAAGTAAATCTATATATTCTATACCTCCAATTTCATTCAATGCTTCTTTACCTTTTGTATCTAAACTATTTATTATTGCCACTCCATCAACTCTAGTATATCCTTGACCTACTAGGTACGCAATAGCACTATAGATATATCTATTAGCTTTTACACTAAAGTGTTCTTTCTTTAGCCCTAGCTCTTCGCATTTTAATATATAATCTGTGTTTTGCATTATTATTGTTAATATAGCACGTTCTGAACCACTATATGCTATCATTTCTTCTAATTTGATACTCATATCATCATCTCCCTTTCACTATTGGCGTAGGTCATAAGCCTACGCCATATAATATTTACATAAATTTATCTAAAAATGAACTCTTTTTAGGCTTTACTTCTTTATCTACATTAAATACCTTAATACCCAAGGTAGAAGTGTTATCTTTGCTTTTAACTTCTTTTAAGCGTATTTCATCAAGTATCTTGTTTGTAGCATAACTTAGGTATCCTGGGCTATAAACATTAGGTACATTCCCTCCTTCTATATACTTTATTACACTTTCTAGCTCTTCAACTGTATATACGTTGAGTAAATTTTTGAATTGTCCTATCCCCTGACGCATTAACGCAGGTGTAACTTTCTTGTTTATTGCTCTGTAAAAGTCTTTACAAAGCTCTACTGCGAATTTGTTATTTTCTTTTGTCATACATAAATCCCTCCGTGATATTCAACGAAGCACATTTCATCACAATAATAGTCATCACCTTTGTTTATTGCTTCGCCTAAATATAAACATACCTCATTTCCACAGTTTTCGCAAATAGGTAGTTCTTCCTTTTCTTCATCATATAATCTCATATTATCTAACATTTTATACCACCTTTCCAGTAACGCTTTCATAATAATTATTTGTTATGTTTATATTACCTCTATAATAATAAATGTAATTATTATTAAACTGCGTTGATATAACGAATTGCTCTGTATTTATTACTTTTAAGTAAGTTCTTTCTATTTCAGCTCTAGCAATCAAGAATTGGCTTATAAAATAATACAAATCATAAAAATCTTCTTCTGGAATAGATTCTTTTGTTATTTTGTAAGTAAAAGTTTTTGTTGCATTTTCAGCTTTTATTTCTTTTTTATCTTTTGCTACGAATAAGAATAAATCACCGTTATCTTTTACTAAATTTTCTAAAAATTGAACACTCTCTTTTCTCATACCAATCATTCCTCCAATTATAAAGCTAATTGTATTTGTATAGCTTTATTTATTTCTTGCTTTAGATGTAATGGTGCGTGTCCTATACGATCTTTCAACTGATATTTGCTTATAGCCATTATGTTCTCACACATCACTTTACTTTCTTTCTTTAACCCACACTCTTTTAACTCTGCTTCATTATCAATGATAACGTGAGTTTTGATAATTTTATTTAAACTAGATGTAACTGGTACTACTGTTACGCAATTACTAAAATTATTATAGAAATTATTACTTACAACAACTACTGGCCTTATCCCCTGCTGAACATCACCAATAGAGTTATTCAAATCTGCATAATATATATCACCTTTTAAACAACACATTATTTTTTCTTCTCCTTTTTCTTTCTTTTTAGCATTTCTTCTACTTGTAATTCACACTCTCTAAGGGTGCAATCTCCCCAATAATTTTCATTAATACAACCACTTTGGCACATAAATTCTCCCCCTTTTTTTGTATTAAAAAGGACGCATTAAGCGTCCTCGTTATTTGAATGGCACGAATGATTCTTCTTCGATACCAATATCTTCTGATTCATTAGGTGTTGATGTTTCACCAACTGTTTTCTTAGCGTCCTCTATTGTCATTCCAGATATTAAAAGCTCAACAACCATTGGATCGAATTTTTGTGTTATTTCATCTAAATCATAAAGCTCTAATCCTTCTGGTACTGGTTCGCTGTTCATTACTGGTACTGGTGTATACTTAGTATCTAAGCCTTTTCCTGCTTTAACGATATTTATATCATATCCAGTAATATCACCCATAGATTTATGGAATGTTGCTAGAGTTTCAAATATACTCTTACCTTTCTGTAAGATCTCAACTCTTTTTGTGTTTCTGTTATATACATTAATTACAAACTGTCTTGATAATCTATCTCTTGTATTTACGTTATTAGCTTTATCATAACGATATTTTGCACACATTGGACAATCCTTACCTAAACATACAACTGATAAGCCTTTACCATTATTTGCATTTGCTAACCAATGAACCCATATAGCTTTTGGCTCTGCGTCTAAAATTCTTATTTGATTATTTCCATCTTGAAATTTAATATAATTTGTTTCGTTACTTCCTTCTTTCATATTTCCTTTTTCTAATGCTAAATCCCAATTTGACATAATTTCATACCTCTTTTCATTTATTTTTTTTATTTTTTATTACTCACTTTAGCGTGATTGACCATATATAAATTTTAACATAAATTACACGTTTTGTCAAAATACGTATGTATTTGACGAATCGTATGATTTATGGTTTTTATTTATTTTTTATTTCTCTTTCTTTCTTCTTCTTCGCTTTTTTCACAACAATATTGTTGTAATGTTTTATTACAATACATACAATCGTAATCACATTCATTTCTTAATTTTTCTAATATGTGAGTTATCATTCAAATATCCTCCTTAAACCATTCGCTTTTATTCTTCTATGCTTATTTTTTATAATTTGTTCTGTTTCTTCCTTGTTAGGAACGTACAGTATACCTTTTTTCACTCCTAGCACGTCGTATACGCCATTTTGTAGCGTTTCAACATCACTAAACTTGATTAACTCTACTTGCTTCTCAATCGCCTTGTAGCGTGTTATACCATGATATGCTTCAAGTGCAATTTTAGCTTTAACGCTTTGTATTTCATTGCAAGTGTATATTCTACCTATGATAAACTCGCTATTGCGTTTACGCTGAAAGTATTCTTCACTTATCAACCTATAATCGCCATAGTATTTGTATAATCTCACTCCATCTATAAGGCAATACTCACATTTTTCATATTCTAGGCGTAGCTTTTCAAATAGATCATCATGTAGAATGAATTTTTCTTTTGTAAGTTTTTGCATTTTTAATTCATCTCCTTTCCAAATATTAGTGAAATCTGTTCGTGTCAATACAGAACATAATGTTAAATTTATGTTAAATTTTTAAAAAATGCTGTATCTTTTTGCATTTTTTAGCTTATAATAAGGGGGAAGGGGGTTAAGCGTTAGAACGTTAAGAACGCTAAGAACGTAATAAACGTAAAGTAAATAAATAACGTATTCGTGTTCTGTAAGAACACAACTTACGAAGTAAGTTAAATACGCTAATAACGTTATATACGCTTAAACCTCATTACATTCGGTTGATTTGCCTAAAGACAAATCAGAATTATAATTCTTCTTTGATTTGTTCTAAATCACTCTCTTCTAACGCTTCATTCCACTTATCATCTAATACTTTTGATTCGCTTAACACATCTTGCGCTACAAATAATGTTAATAAAGACGCTACTTTTTCTGGATCTGTAATATCTTTATATACTTCACCAAACTCTTCTTGGTATTGTTCTAAACATTCACACATATCATCAAAGTATTCCTTTAAGAATTGTTTTGCTTCATATGTTCCTATGATGTAATAAACTGTATTGTACATTTCATACGCTAAATCACAAGCATATACTCCTTCATAATTCATTATATCGTCTTTAATTTCACCTTTTATTAACTCTCTTATTTCTTTACTATATCTACTCATTTTTATTTACTCTCCAATCTTACTACTATTTTTTCATTATCATCTATAACGCAATATACTGACCATTCATGCACGTTGAAGTACATCATAAGCTTATTCTTAGGCTTTATTTTTTTACGCTTTAATTCAGCGTTAACTTCTTTTCTAATATCTTTTTCGTTAATATTGAAATTATTGAATTGTACTATTAAATTTCTTGTAGTTTTGACCATTATAACCTCTCCTTTTTACTTAAATATTATTTCATTAAATAAACCTAATTGAATAATTATATCTGCTTCTTTGCTATCTATATCCGAAGCGTTTGTGCAAATATGTTCACCTTTTTCAACTTTCCAGTTGCAATACCTTCTATAACCTCTATATATTGTTCCTTTGGTAATTTGCGTTTCTTCAATTTCTCTACCAGTATCAACCAATACGTACATTATACACCCATCTTTAATTATCTGTTCTGCTCTTGATTTTCCATTAGCTCTTTTGCTGAACCTATATTTTTCAATCCAAGAACTTACTCCATCACGCCATGCAGTTTCTAGCACATCTACAAAAAAACTATCATCTAGCTCTACTTCTAATTTAACGCTTAAATTAATCAATTAATATCACCTCTTTTAAAATGTGATATTTTTTTAATAATGCTTGAACTGAACCATAACTTTGAACGTAATAATCCGCTATAGTTTGTATGTTATTGTTATTTTCTACGTACCAATACTTTAGTATATCTTGAACGCTTGCGTAGCTCTTATTCTCTAAGAACCACATACGCTCTATTTGTCTTTCTGATTTACTTTTTTCCATTACATATCATCTACTTTCTCTTGCACTACTTCTTTGAAGTGATCTTCTATTTCGATAGCGTCTATATCTTCTGTTATGCTTTCGATACAAACTTCTCTAGCAACTTCTAAATAGTCGCTTTTATAATTGCATACCATATCTTCTACGATTTGGTCTTCATCTATACAACAAACTACATCATCAATTATTTCTCTTTCTAGCCTATCATATATTTGCTCTGCAATGCTTCTGTAATCTATTTTATTTAATATTCTTTCTTTTAAACTCATATTTACACTCTCCTTTTCGTCTACTGGCTCAAATCTTCTCTTAAAGTATTCGCAATATGCTCCACCGTCGTTTATTACTGTATAAAATTCATCATCTTCATTTTTAACAGTATATATTTTTCCAATTGTTAAGCTGTTATTTTTATTTGCTTCTATACATTTTACTTTCATAATTTTCAACTCCTTATTATCATTATTGACCTTATGTGTATATTTTATACACATATAAAAAAGAACGTCAAGTATTAAAAAGTAACACTTAACGTTCAAATTGATATACGCATATACGCCCTATTTGGATTATTCTTCTACACGTTCTTTTATTTCTACGCTTTTGAAGTCGCTATAATCTAATACCAAAGCACCTTCGTGGTACATTTCGTGTATTTTCTTTAATGCTTCGTACTTATCTACAGCTTGTACCTCTATTATCCTTTGTAAAGTTTCTTCGATTTCTATTTTATAAGTTTCCATTTTATATTTCCCCTCTTATACTATATATTCTTTCTATCATTTCGCAATAAGTTCCACCACGATTTACATATAAATCTGTACTCCACATTGGAGAGTAGTCTTGCTTATTATAACACTCTAGGTACTGTTTTATTTCTTTCTTATATATTTTGCGTCCTACAGAACGCATATAATTATATACGTTATTTATTATATCTTTTTCATTCATTTATATCCACTCCTAATATACAATCCAACCTTTCTTTTCGTAATATTCTCTTAGTTTATGTTTTGCTTTAATGTCATTTGATTTAGAACGTCTATTACAAGTGTGTATAAGCACTCTTCCATCATAGTAGTGAAATTCATAAGCTCCACCAGTTAAGTATACTAATTTACCTCGTGAGTATTGATGTACTAATGTTATCGCCATATTAATAAGCACCTCTCATTTCATTATATATTTCATAAGCTTCTTGCAATGTGTCAGCGTATACAACAACACTACCAAAATTATACTTATTCATTATTTGTTCACCCCCATCTTCATATCTTCGCTTTTATAATCACGTTGTTGTAAAGTTCTATTAACTTCTCTTTTCATTTGTTCATCTATAGCCTTGTCCGATTGATTTGTAAAGTATGCTAATAAGCACATCATACAAACTACGCTAAAAGCTACACTAAATCCTAATAAGTAATCACCTAATTTTCTCATATCGTTCGTACCTCTCTCGCTTTAAATTTCGTTAATCATATATGCCCTATTGGATTTGAGTTGCTATTTTACACATATCTATACCAGTAAGCATACCTATTGCTTTTCTAATAACGTTAAGTTTAACCTTATATTCGTTAGTTTTAGGTGCGTATGGGTGCTTATATTTGAATCCCCACGTATAAATATTTCTTTCACCTTCTTCATTAACTAATCTGATAGTTATAACGTCCTTGTTAGTTTTTTTAGTGATTACCTCACATTGATAATTTTTGTTTTCATACTTGAACATTGTCATTTTTAATACACTCCTTATAATTTACTTTCTATTACTCTTTTTATAGTTTCCGAGTGACATCTTTTTGGGTAACACCAACACCCTAATACTACTGTCTTGCCCGACTTTGCAATTTTCCAGATTCTATTTAATTCATCTAGGACTGCTCTATCTGTTTTGTCTTTTATTTTTTGCATTAACCATTGTTCATATTGTTCACAAACTTTATCTCTTTCTGATTCTGTTCTCATAAAAAACTTATTTCCTAATACTGAGCTTCTATCTACTTTTATAAAAACTTCGTTATTGTTATAAACATAGTTTTTTATATTTGCTATCTTTATCATTTTTAATACACTCCTTTTCATAAATTAAACTCGGATAATAACTCCATAGGATATACGACTAAGCGTATACCCTAGCAACCATTATCACGTATGCCCTACGTGGATTTCGTTCTAAGCGACAGTTATCATATAACATTCAGTTCTGCTCCAGAACGCTTTGTATTCAGTACCTCTATTTTTGTTAACGTCTATGTTAACCTTAGTTACTGCTTTAGCGATATACTTCTTATTGCCATTTCCATCAAAGTGAATTGGGTTTTTCATAAGTCTGTATATTGTATCTCCTTTAACTATTTCACCTACTTCATTTGCAGGTACTATTAAGTTAAATTCATCAGTTGGTTCGATAGTTTCGATTTCTCTAATAGCTGATACTGTGCCATTTGAGAACTCAACTAATCCTGTGTATCTTTCTTTGATTACTAAACCGTTTTTAGATACACCATTTACTAACTCAACTAATCCTTCAACCTCATTACCTCTTTGAAGGATTGTTCCATATGCTTTGTACTCTTTACCTATTAAGTAAGCGTAAACTAGCTCTGGAACGCAGTTGTAAGCAAATCTATTCTTAGAGTGAGCGTCTATGCTATATTGCCCATTTTGAGCTTTTGAACAACCAACAGCTAACGCAACAGCTCCTTTTAATGAACCTAATTTTGTTCTTAGCTTGTTAAGAATTATTCTGATTGAGTTACCTATTTGTTCGCAATGAACTTCGTAATTAGCTTTAACAACTTCTAATTTTGCTTCATCTGTTACACCATCAACTGTGCAATCGTTTACATCATCAATGTAACGAGATGTTAAGCTAGTGTAAGTTGATTTTAGAGTTGTCATTGAAGATAATAGCTTCTTACCTTCTTTAGAATTGTTTAATTTATTTAATAAATCGCTAAATTCTTTAACTTGTTCTTTAGTGTAAGTGAATAGATGTTTATTTATTTCCATAACTTGTCTAAACTCAATGTTAGCAATATCCATTAAAGAAGTTTGAATTGATCCTAGAACATCTTCGAACACAACTGGTTCAAGGAAATGACCAAATTGTGTTTTTACTGGTTTCATTTCTGGGATATTTCTTCTTAATACTGGCATACCATCTACTTCTAACACTTCAATTCTCATGCAAGATGTAGGTTTGATTGATTTAGCTGTTAATCTTCTAACTAAGTATATACCAGTTTTAGCACCATCTATTTGAGTTTCTTGGTACAATCTGAACACTTTAGAGCAATCTATTAAGAAGTTAATGATATTTTCTTTATTCCATATTACATATTGCATTTTGTTAATCATATCATCAACATATGCTATATCTACTATGCTTCTGTTAACTTCATATTTTAGCTTGTTACCTCTTGAAGAACCTAAGTTCTCTATTAAGAAGTTCTTAGCAGGATCAAAGTTACCTCTGTAACATTCTGATAATAAAGCTATTGTTCTGTTGTTAGCTTTAGTTATTGAACCAATGCTATCATCAGTTTCTATTTGCTTACAGTACATTTTTGAATAGAACTCTTCATCATAAAGGTTGAATGATGTATTAGTTTCTATTGCTCTGTTAAGCTTTTTTACTTCTTCTGCTAAAGATTTAGAAACATATTTTATATTTTCTAGGTCTTTAGGTGTAGCAGAAGATATATTAAGAACTTGTTGTCTACCATATAGTAGATCAACTATCATCTTATCGAATATAACACAAATCTTATCGAAGTCTGTATCCATACCTGCACAAGTGTTAAATATATCTCTTGAAGCAGGGAACATGATTGTTGCGTCTGACATATTTCTGAAATAAATAGTTAATCCTCTTTTTACCTTTTGAGATAAATCAGAAGAATGGATTATTTCTATCATTTCGTTAATAGTTAATACTCTAGCACTTGCATATTCATTAATGAACATTGAAGGGTATTTAATACCTACCATTTTAGAATATTTATCTTTAAGTTCTGGATTTTTGTCCATTAACTTAGAGAACTTACCGATAACAACACAATCTTCTGGTATTAAGCCTTTACCGAATGTAGCAGTTATATCGCCTGCAACAACTGTGTTATACATAGTAGCCTTGTTATCTTCATCAACAAGCTCAATGTTAAGTCCATCTATCATATTTTTCATAGTTTGATAAGCGTCCTCAACTCTCTTAGCGTTTACTATTGGGTTAGAAGGATTTGTTTTAGCAAGTACATCTAAGATGTACTTATCATTTAAGTTAACTTCTTTAACTTCTTGTGATAAGATATTGCTTATTATTCTTGCAACTTGCTTAGTACCTTGAAGATTAATGTATTCTATAAATTCTTCAAGTCTACCTTGTCTTTGAGCTTCTATAATCACTTTTTCAAGGAATTGCTTAGAAGCTTGTGAAGTTGTAACTTTACCAATAGACATCATAGAGAATACTAAGTTTGAAGGTTTGATATGACACTTAACAGCGTTGCTATCTAATAACATATTAGTGTTAGAACCATCACCTAAGAAGTTAACATCACCTCTTTTTCTCACTTCATTAAGCATTTCAATTAGTAATTCATCTGGAACTACTATTACTTGGAATTTCATTACTCCATAGATTCTAGCTTGAAGAACTAATTTACAAGCTTCGTTAATGCTGTGTAATTTGAATATTCTTTGAGCGTATGAAGCTTTCATATAAACTTGACCATCAGAAGTATTTGCGTTAGCGTCAAAGTTGCCTTTGAATAGTGCTATTTTATCTAATGTTGAGAAGTTAACATTTGGTGTCCAAGCTAAGCCTGGTCTTGAAGCAAATTTTAATGAAGCATTTAATGATAAGTCTTTGTTCATGCTATCGATTACATTTGGGATAACAACGTTGATTATATCCATATTTGATTTAGCGATTGACTTATCATACCATATAGTTTTACATTTTTTAACACTTGAAGATGTATACATAAGCATTGCGTATGCTCTATATCCTTCTGTTGGCTCTTTTGCTACTTTACCAGTAGAGTGATTAACATATAATGTTTTTCCACTTAGCTCATATGCAGTTTGTAAGCCCATTTCTACCATGATGTAATCTGTTGTGAAGTTTTCGTAACTTCTTATAGCTCCGTTAGAAGTTCTTATTTTTTCTTCTGTTGTTGTAGCGTTTCTTAGGAAGTTATTTTCACCTTGTCTTACAACTGATACTTCGATTTCATCTGCTATTGTTATGTCATAGATGTGATAACCTTCGCAAGAGCAAGATAAATGTTTAGCGTTAATTACTGTGTTAATTCCGAACTTAACTCCTTCGTTTACTGTGTTAAATGCTGTTTCCTTTGTGTTGATTAATAATGTACTGTTCATATTTGAACCCTCCTTGAATTTATATATATATTTATTATTTTGCAAATGTATTGATAAAAGCATATGTGCGTCCATTTGCGATAACGCACGTACGCCCTACTGGATTTCGTTTATAAGCGTTAATGCGATCATTAGCGTTTGATAAACTTTTGTATATTTTTCTTATTCTCCAAATTGAATGAAGTTATCTAATCTTATTTGTTCATCTATACTTTTGTCGCATAAATCATAGCTTTCATTCTCAAGTGTTAGTAATTCATAACATTTAGTGAAGCATTGTGATTTATAAGTGCAAGATTTACATAGATTGAATATCTTGTGTTGTGTTTCGTTATGTCTTTCCTCTAAGTGTTTGATTAAAAAGATGTTTGTTGTTTTCATAATTAATACCTCTTTCTGCGCCTTTGCGCCCTTAATTTAATTCATAGATTATTTGATTTGATAAGCAATTTATTGCTTAATCATAATTTCTGTAACGATTAAGTGAAAGAAATTATAAGTAAACAACCAAGCGACTGTGAGCGAAATTGTTTCGTCTTACAGCGTTAAGCACCGAAAGCGTTAGCAATCAAAACGATTCCTAAGTGTATAGATAACACCTAGTTGAGAAATGATAGTTTTTAATCGTTTGTGTTACTTTGTGAAAGTAACTCACGTAGCACGTAGCGAAGCTATGTGTAGTGTTAACGCAGCGAAAATCCAATGTGCTAGAACGCTAAAACGTACTTCAATCGTAGTTAGTCGCTTGGTAAATGGAATGAGTACGATTGGTTTAGTACGTTAGCGTTATAGTGCATTTAGTTGAGCGAAGTATTAGTGTGATGGTGAACGTATTGATTTCATGTGGTATCACTTCCTTTCATAATAAGATTATATAAAGCAGATAAACTGCGAAAAATGGATATAATTCATAGCACGTTTAAACCATACATATGTAATGCACTTCGTAGAGATAAGCAAATCTAATCTAATTTAATAGCCAAGTCATTGCTTAACGACTGATGTATGATAAACGCTGTTTATGTGAATATAGGATATAACCTAGTGATTTGTCAGATATGCACCAACGAAGCGTATTGATTGTAGATAATAACAACCAACAAGCTCTATTGAGTGTATGTAAGTAACAACCTCCATGGAAGCCCACGGAGTGAAAGTTACAACGTTTACTAAACACGTTTGGAAGCGTTGAGAAGATTGCGAAGCATGAGCAACACGAAGTGCTTGTCTTATCTGCGTTTACATAGCGTGTTTCTCTGCCCAAGATTGGGCAACGTTCGTCAGAACGTGGGTTGATACATAGTGAGCGTTAATAAGCGAAGCGACATTAATGCGATATCTCGCAGCGAATTTGTGAGCGTAGAGATTAATCACTCTGTGATGTTTGGCACGTAAGGGGGTGTGGGGGAGTTCGTCCCCCAGTACACGAAAGAACAAGTTTCTTGCGCAGTTAAGTATAGCTGGATATATATATTATTTTTTTCTCTTCTCAACAGAACACAAGGATACCGTATAGGGGTATAGGGTATGCAAGGGGGCGTACTCTGAACGTAACAACCATATTAGGAATACCATAATAATAGATGAATTAAGGTGGTGAACAATTTGAATATAGTAGAAATAATGGCGTTACTAATAACGTTCTGGGCAATGTTAATCGGAACAATATTAATAACCTTTAGCATAACAAAAGATAAAGTACCTGCGATTGTAAATAAAATCGTAGAGGTTAAAGAACATAAACCTACTGTTAATGATGTAGAAATCGTAACAGAGGAAATGGAAGCAGATATGGAAGAAGGTGTAATGAATGAGTATTACAGCAGATTCTAATGAAATAGTAAAAGATGGTCAAAGTCTAATGGTGCTTGACTTAGGGGATAGTACACTAAGACGACCTTTAGCACAAAAAATCATGCAATTATGGTGTTCTGGTATTTACACTAAGAAAGAAATTGCAACTATACTAAACACAACAACTACTACGGTAAATAAGTATCTACGTGATGAAAGAGTGTTAGAAGCGATAGACCATTACCAAAAAGTAGAAACACAGTTAGTAGACCAAAACATAAAAGCTATGAGAGAGAAAGCGTTAAAAACTATTAATGAGCTTATGGATAGTGATGATGACAAAGTAAGGTATCAAGCGTCTAAAGACGTATTAGATAGAACTGGCCATTTAGCAACTATGAAAAAAGAAGTTACTATTCAACACAAGACTTTTGAAGAACAACTGGCTGAAATAGTTAACGCAGATTATTCTGTAGAATAAACGGAAAGGAAGTGTAAGATAAATAGATATTCACGAATCAATAGACCAATATATAAAGGTTATTTATGATACGTACCTAGCTCACGTAGTAGAGCATAAAGACTATGAAACATTTGGACACGCTATGGCGATTGTCCTACCAACATTTATGAAATTAGCGAAGGATTTATCCGAAATTACAAAAGTAAAGCCAGAAGGGGCGAAAATAGGTGAAAGAACAGAACAATAATTTATTAAAAAATTTACTTACGAATAATCGTATGTATATAGAAAATTGCTTAAAAATCGTAAACAAAGATGGTGAATTAGTGCCTTTTAAACTTAATGATGGACAAATCATAGTTGATAATATCATTAAAGATTTAGAAGCACGTAATAAGCCAGTAAGACTTATTATATTAAAAGCTCGTCAGATGGGCATATCAACATACACAGAAGGATATATATTCAAAAAAACTGTAACACAAACATATAAATCCTCTTCTATTATTGCCCACTTAGATGAAGCTTCGCAGAATCTATACAATATGTATAAGAACTTCTACGAGAATATGCCAGACGCTTTAAAACCAATGAAGAAATACCTTAACTCTGATTTGTTAGAATTTGCGAATCCTAGTGCAAATGAAGAGGACGTTAAAAGAAACCCTGGGTTAAAGAGCAAAGTTACTATCAAAACAGCTAAAAATGCTAAATCTGGACGTTCTCAAACTATCCATTATCTTCATGCTTCGGAGGTGGCTTTCTGGGATGACGCTAAAACCTTAATGACGGGGCTTATGCAAACTATTCCTAATAAACCTAACACAGCAGTAATACTTGAAAGCACAGCAAATGGTATAGGTGGCTACTTTTATGATGTGTGGGAAAGAGCTATGAAAGGCGAAAATGCCTTTACTCCAATATTTTTACCTTGGTTTGTAGATACTGGTTACAAAATGGATTTTGAAACAGAGCAGGAGCGACAAGATTTTATCGCAGAAGTTGAATATGAGTTCAAGAATGATAAGGGCGAAACAATATACACAGATGAAAAAGAATTAATGATGATGGTTGAAAGAGATTGGAATATGAAACTATCTTATGAACAGTTAAAGTGGCGTAGATGGTGTATTGCCAACAACTGTAACGCAGATATAGAACAATTCCAACAAGAGTACCCATCAACACCAGAGGAAGCATTTATTGCTTCTGGTAGACCTAGATTTAACGTATCTAAGCTAAAGAAATATTTACGTCATACAGAAGAGGGAATCAGAGGAAATCTTTATTATGATGGGCAAGGAAGAGTTCACTTTGAGAAAAATAAAGATGGTTATATCACTATATGGAACGCTCCAAAACCAGATAGATATTATTGCATAGGTGGAGATGTAGCCGAAGGACTTATTGATGGGGATTATAGCGTAGGTATAGTAGGTTCGCAGGAGGACTTAAAAGTAGACGCAATGTTCCACGGACACATTGATCCAGATTTATTCGGAGCAGAGCTAGTTAAACTCGCTAAATTCTACAATGACGCATACATAGGTGTGGAAGCAAATAACCACGGACTTACTACGTTAAAAGCAATACAAAAATTAGATTATTATAACATTTATTTTAGTAAGGTTTATGACCAAATCACAGATAAACTTACTCAAAAGATAGGTTGGCAAACTAACGCTAAGACTAAACCATTAATGATAGACAAATTAGCTGAATTTATAAGAGAAGAATACATAGGAATCAAATCAAAGCTTATTATAAGAGAATTATTAACTTACGTTATAGACGATAAAGGTTCAACAAACGCACAAGAAGGTTGTCATGATGACACAGTAATGGCTCTCGCAATATGGCTTCAAGTCATACTAGAAGGACGTGGAGATAGCTACACGCCAGAAATATCAGACGAAAGAGTTAAAAACAGAGCAAACTTTGATATAGACAGACCATCACTATACAGAGAACGTGATGAAGATGAAGAAGAGGACGAAGATCCTTTTATAGAATACTCAATTTAGGAGGAAAATAAATGGCTAAAGATAATAAAAAACCATATGAACCTATCTCTAAAGAAGAGAAAACAGTAAATATGGTATTAAATATGTTCAAAAGAGCTGAACAAGCAAAAGCTCCTTACGTTTCTACATGGAAAAAATGTAAAGAAGCATATAAAGGAGAGATGGATAATGAAAAGAAACCAGAATACAAGTCTGATAACGTGTCTAACTACATCTTTTCAACTCTTGAAACTATCCGTCCTATTATGGTTGCTGAAAACCCTAAATTCCAAGTGCTTCCGAGGTTGGAGAAAGACTTTAATAAGTCGTATAGAGTACAGCAAGCTTTGGATTACGAGTGGGCGAGAACAAAAATGGATACTCTTATACCAAAAGCAATCTTGCCTTCGCTTCAAATCGGAACAAGCATTATTGGACTATTTTGGAATGGAGAAGACACAAAAATAGGTAACGTTGAACCTAAGCTTATAAGTGCATTTAACTTCTTCCCAGATCCTTCTGCTCTTACAATGGAGGACGCAGATTACGTTATTTACGCTTCATACCAAAACGTAGGTAAGGTGATAAGAGCGTTCCCAGAAAAAGCAGAAGAACTAAAAATGCAAACTAAGAAACCAGATAAAGAAGACCTTATTATGGGGCAAGACAGTACAAATTTCTCAAATCAATCTATCTTAGTGCTAGAGTGTTATATGCGTGATTATGAAATGGTAACACAAAAGCTTGAAGAAGATGGAGAGCTTATTGAAGAACGTAAGATGAAATACCCTAAAGGGCGTAGAATAATAATAGCAGGAGAAACTCTTCTTTCAGATGGTGAAAATCCTTACAATGATGGTAAATTCCCATTTATAATGTTTAAATGCTATGACTTAGAGGATTCATTCTGGGGTATGGGTGAGGTAGAACAATTAATGAAACCTCAAAAACACGCAGATAATCTTACAAATCAAATTATAGATAATGCTAGATTAACAGCTAACTGTCAATGGATAAAAGATAAGAACGCAGGAATAGAGCAAGGAAAACTTACTAATAGGCCAGGACTTATTGTTACTAAAAACCCAGGAACAGAAGTAAGAAGAGAACAACCACCTTCAATCCCTGCTTACGTCCAAAACACGGTAGAAATGCTTAAAAGAGATATTGAAGTAATATCTGGTGTATTCGATATAACAAGAGGTGAAAGGCCTGCTTCTATTACATCTGGTGTAGCGATAAACCAACTTACTCAATCAGCTCAAAGTAGAATTAAGTTAAAAATGAAATACTTAGAAAACTCATTAGCTGAACTAGGTTCTATGTGGGTAAATCGTATTATACAATTCTGGAAGTTACCAAGACAACTTAGAGTAATGGTAAGTATAAAAGATTTTGAGCAAGCTACAAACGATATGAATATGCAAGGACAACAATTCGCTGTTCAACCACCAGTAAATGGTCAAGTACCTATATTCACTAATCTTAGTGGTGAAGAGATAGATGGAGATTGGGATATAAGCGTGGTAGGTGGTTCTACTATGCCAGTAAACAAAAACGCTAGATTACAACAATTAATCTCACTTTCTCAAACCCCTGCTGAAGATGGATTACCAATGGTAGATAGACAAACTATACTTGAAAATTCAGAACTTCCTAACGTTGAGGAAATCTTAGCGAGGTTTGAAGCTATAAAGCAACAACAAGCAGAGCAAAGTCAAGCTCAACAACAATCAATGCTTCAAGAACAACAAGCTAATATTCAAATGTCTGCACAAGCCGAAATGCAAAAAGCACAACAAAAATTTGAATTTGAAATGCAGAAAGAGCAAATGAAGGAAGTTAATGATAACGCTGAACATGATAAAGATAGACAATTACAATTAGCTCAAATGCTTATGAACCTTATGCAACAACAAAATAACGCTAATAGTGAAGGTTCTGAACAAAGTTCAGAAAAAGAGAATAATATGAGTAATGAGAATGTTGAAGATACTGGAAATGCACAAATGGAGCAAGAAGCTCAACTACAACAAATAATAGAGCATATTATGAGTTTACCACCAGAAGAGCAACAAGCTATCTTAGAGCAATATCCAGAGTTAGTACAAGTTATGCAATTAGCACAACAACAAATGTAGAAAGAAGGTAAGTAAATGGCATTTACAGATTGGATTGCTGACGAGCAATTAGATGAAGTAGAAATTGAAGAAGATGTAACTAACGAAGAAGTTAGTGAAGTTGAAGAAACAATAGAAGAACAGATAGTAGAGGAAGCACCACAAGAAGAGGTTGCTCCCACTACACCACAAACATTTAATATTGGTGGAAAAGAATTAACATTAGCTGAAATCGAAACTGGCTATATGCGTCAACAAGACTATTTAGCAAAAATCGAAGAAGCTAATAAGTTAAGAGAAGAAAGCAAACAAGCATTAGAGCTTGTAGATTACATCAAGAAAAATCCAGAAGTTGCACAAAGATTAATGAACGAAGAAAATGTTCCTAGTAATATTTCTAACTCAATAAATCCTGCAATGGAAAGAATTGAAAAACTTGAAAAACAATTATACATCAAAGAAATGGACGCTACATTAAATGGATTAAAAATGAAATATCCAGACTTCAACGAAATTGAAGTGCTTAATAGAGCTGTTCAATTAAATACTAGCGATTTAGAATTTGTGTACCACGGACTAAGAGGGGCAAACATGGATAACATAATAGCTCAAAAAGTAAAAGAACAGTTGGCACAAGCTACACAAGAAATGGCTAAAAATTCTCAATCTACTAGAACAGTAGTTGGTAACACTAAACATTCAGAGGTTGCTACTACTACACATAATTTAACTAAACAACAAATGAGAGTGGCTGATATGATGGGAATATCATATGAAGACTACGCTAAATATTTATAATTTCAGAGGTGAAAATAAATGGCTAGACCACAAGGTACTGCAACACATCAAGAGGTGAACTTTGGTAAATTATTAGAACCAGGTTTAAGAAAATTATTCTATGAAACATTTGACGAAGTCCCAGAACAATATTCAAAAATATTCAAAGTGCATAACTCAAAGAAAGCTAGAGAAGTAGACTACGGACTAGGAGCTATGCCACTTTGGAGCGAATTTGGTACAGCTATTAACGCTAACTTAACTGGTGATGCTGTTGGAGCAACAGATATGCCATCTGTAAACTACGTAACAATCCCTGCAGGATTAGAAAGAGTTTATGTTCATAAAGAGTTCGCACAAGGATTCCAAGTTGAAAGAAAGATGGTTGATGACGAACAATACGGTGTTATAAACAAAATGCCTAAAGACCTTGCAAGAGCAGGTAGATACAAAGTTGAAATGGACGCTGTATCTGTATTAAACAATGGATTCACTAATACTGGATATGACCAAAAACCTTTATTCGCTAAAGACCACCCTCTATTATCTGGTGGAGAGTGTTCAAACTTAATCGAAGGTGAATTAAACGTTGAAAACTTAAAGAAAGCAATTATTGCTATGAGAAACTTTAAGGACGAAGCAGGAAAGAAAGTTGTATACAAAGCTGATACATTAATCGTTCCTCCTGCATTAGAGTTTAAAGCTATCGAATTATTAAACTCTATCAATCAAGCTGATTCTGAATTAAATAACGTAAACAGCTTAAAAGGAAAGTTAAAGATCGTTGTACTTGACTTCTTAGAAAGCGATAAAGCATGGTTCGTAATGGATTCTGCAAGGCACGAATTAAACTTCTTCTGGAGAGTTAGACCAGAGTTCAAACAAGCAGAAGATTTCGATACTTTAGTTGCTAAGTACAGAGGTTACATGAGATATTCTTATGGATATTCTGACTACAGAGGTATCGTAGGTTCTAAAGGTGAAGTTTCTTCTTCAAGAACAAAAGCAAAATAGCATAATTTAATATAGGAGCGTTTATTCGCTCCTTTTTATTTATACGTAGAGGTGATTGAATGAAAAGAACGGAAAATCTAAATTTACCAATTTACGATAATCCAGAGAGCGATATATTCAAAATTAATGATGTTAATAATGCTCACGAAACGATAGATAAGCAATATAAAGAGCTTAAAAATATAAAAGAAACAATAGAAAGCACAAACCCTAGTGCTAATTTACAAGGACAAATTAATGGTATAAATGCGTCATTGGAACATAAAGCGAATAAAAATGAAGTTGTAAAAAAGGGTGCTGTAGATTTAGATGAAATGACAGAAAGAACATTACAAGCAATTCAAGGTGGAGAAGGAGCTAACTTTGAGTTATTATCAATTCCAAGAGATTCAAGCGTTGATTTAAATAAATTAAACGAAGATTTTCAATCAGTTTTATTTCCACGTAAGTCAATTAAATATCCTATTGATAATTTAGATGAAACACTTCCAAATCATATAAATGCAAATAGTAGATTTATACAAAAAGAAATAATTCCAAAAAATTCTTATTTAAATTATGTTGATGTTTATCTAGGAAACGATGGTTCTTTTGTTGGAGGAACTTTAAAATTAGAGTTATTTTCAATTGATGGATCAACTATAACAAAGTATTATGAAAAAAGTTTTATTACTAAAATTGGTGTTAATAAGTTAGATGTAAATAAAATGATAACAAAGAATACTTATATTGCTTTTAGTAGAAATGGTTTTTCTTTGCTTAAATATAAACAAGGAACAGAAAATAATTGTTATTATACATCTGATATAAATACTAGTTCTTTTGATTTAGCTTCTTTAAATTTAGGTAATTTTATATTATCAATGAAAGTTGAGGTATTAGATTTAGGGATAAGAACATTTAAATTAGAAACATCAAATGTTCTATTAGTTGATAAAGAAAACGGTGATTTTACTAACGTACAAGACGCAATAAATTCAATAAATGATGATAGTGAAATTAAACCATATACAATAATTGTAGGACAAGGAGTATTTCCTCGTTTTTCAATGAGATCTAGCGTTACAGGAATAGATAGAATGAGGTACATTAGTATAATAGGGATTAATAAATATTCATCAATAATAAAAGATGATACTGGCCATTATGTAACTGGTAGTTGTGATGTATGGAGCAAAGGAACAATAGAGAATTTAACAGTTGAAGTATCACATGAAAATGATACATCTGAAGAACGTAGAAAAGCATATGCTTTGCATTTTGATTTTGGGCAATGTGATACCGAAGTTAGAAATTGTATATTAATAAGTCATCAAGCACCTGCAGTGGGTATTGGATTATATCAAGATACAACTATTAAATTTAAAGATTGTGAGTTATATAATTTATGCCCAAGCGATTATGGAACAATGGTTGATTACGGAGCTATATTTTGTCATTCTCAAAGTGCTGAAAATATAACTAACCAAAATATTAAATTAGAAAATTGTAAAGTCGTTTCTCAAAATGGAGATAAATCAGCGTGGTTTTCTAAAATTGGAACTGGTGGAGAAATGATTGTTGAATCAATTAACACCATGTATTATTCACACAAAGAAGGAATTGGTGCAAAAGTTGTTAATAATGCAAAACTAAGTCCTTATTCATATGGTAATAATGCTAGTAATATGAATAATTGATATATAAGATGCACTCAACAACAAAATTTAACACGTTTCACGTGAAACATACAAAATTCGAGGTGATAAAAATATGTATAACGGACAAGCTAAACTAAAGCTTTACGAAGATACATCTTGCACTAAAGAGATACGCCTATCCCCTACTGGTGAATATATTCTTAACGCTAGAATAGTTACTGGTCATGCTAGTGGAACGTACAATAAGAATATATATGTAAAAAACGTAGGTTCTCATAGTGCATATAATATTAGTGTAACAAAACTTACTGATACGTCTAGTGAAGCGACTATTCAAAAGAGCTTTAGCACTTTGCCATCTAACGATAGAGAAGTTATAAAAGTATCTATACCTTACGAAAAAGGTGATAGAAATACGATAAGAATATCTATGAAAGTAGATTACGATAATATACCTTAATGAACACTATAAAGAAATTAAGCGTTGAGATTAATAAGTTAGATGGTTTAAAAATATGCAAATTAGAAAATTCAAAAGAAAGAGAAAATGCACTATACATAGCTGATGAATATAAAAATGATTTATCAGCGTACGCAGAACATGATAGAGTGTTCAATAACGTAGATATAGTGCAAGATATGTTAATAGATGTTATGGAGCAACCTAGAGCGATAGAAACATTACATACTAACGCAGATTGCTTTATACCTATGACAAGTTACAAAGAGAAAATTAATCTTTACGAAGATTATGATAATAAACTTACGAGGTGATTAAATGAAACAAACGCCTAATATAAACTTGCCTATCTTAGAGCAAGGTGATAAGTATTTAAAAGAAACACAGAACGAAGCTTTTAGCGTTATAGATAGAGAGATAGCAGGTTTAAATAGTGCTATATCTGTGCTTGATAATGTAGAAGGTAGTATTATTGACACCAAGAGTGATGTTGAAACTCTTAAAAACGAAACAAATACGCTAAAAGATTCATTAAATGATATGGCGAGTAACATTATACCAAACATTCAAACGTCTTTGGATAATAAGGCGCAGGGAGTTATAAATGTTGCTGAACTCGGGGCTAAATTAGATGGTAGAGATGAAACAGAAATATTAATAAAAGCACATGATTTGCTACCATCAAATGGTGGAAAAATAATAATACCTAGTGGAAAATTATTGATAAGTGAAAAGGTTGAATTTACAAAAACAGTAATATTAGAGGGTGTTTGTGTAAATCAAATTGATTATAATTCTAGTAGTACAATTCTTACTAAAAACAATGGAGAACTTGTCTTTAAAGGTAATTGTAGTGGTGTAAGTAGAATATTTGTAAGTGGTATTAGTGAAAATACAGGAAACGGTATAACTATGTTATGTGGTAGACCGTGGATTGAAAATGTTACAGTAACAGGGCAAGGTAATTACGGAATCTCTATTGGTGATGATGTAACAGATAATATTAACGTTAATAGCTTTTATTTGGCTAATATTAGAACAAAAGCAAATAAACACGGTTTGTTTATAGGAGATAAGAGAAATCAAGGAGCAAACGCAAATGCAGGGTGTGTTGTTAAAATTGACGCTTCATATAATGAACAAAATGGAATAGTTATAAAAAATGCATATGATAATAATTTTCTATCATGTCATATTGAAATGAATGAAGGTTATGGGGTTGTATTTGAAAATGCTTGTAATAATTATTTTGCTAAACCATATTCAGAAGCAAACACTTTAGGGGATTGGAAGGGCGATTCTAATAGTGAATATAATTTTATTGATCACACAAGATATACTTCTGATATAACTCATGGATATTACTTTGATAATCCAAATAATATTTATTCATATAATTATCTATCAAAAGGGTTAAAAGATTGGAAAAATAAAATAGGTGTTGATAAAATTAAAATAGCAAACAAAGAATGTGCTGGAACTTGGAATATTGAACAAAATAACTCTAATGGTTTAGATATGTTTATAAATGGTACATCTTCAAGCAGTAAATTAAATATATTACACGGTGCTAGTGGCAATGTAACCTTAAATGTTCAAAAATTACAAGTTAATAATGGTACTATAATAAACGATATTTCAAGAAGTATGGGTACTAAAAACTATGGTTATATTGGAGCAAACTCAACTTCAGAACAAATTTATGATATATCTAATGCTAAGGTTGGGGCTATCTGTTTAGTATCTCCAACTACTCAACCACCACAAGGTATTACATGGTCAGCTTATTGCGTTGAAAATGGGAAAGTAATTGTTAGATTATCAAATGTAACAAGTCAATCAATTCAGGTTAATATGCCATTTAATGTTGTTGCTATTAATTTAACTTAACTCACCATTAATTTAAACTACAACGCACTAACACTTCACACATACCTCGTAATACTAATGCAAGACGCTCATTCAACATTCTCAAATAAAATAAATACGCACAGAGGTGATCGTATGGCAAAACAAATAGTCGTTACTAAGGATAATTACGGAATAGAGATAATTGCGACCTTAGTAAATAAAAATAAAGAAAGTGTTGATGTTACTGGGCAAATAGTAGAAGTAGTAATCGTCGACGATAACGATACTATTATAGACAAAGTAGAAGCTCAACACATAAATTCGTCAAGAGGGATAGTATCTATAACATTACAGAAAGAGCATACAAGCACTATTGGTTTATACAAAACATATTGGAGTGCTTTAGATGAAAATAACAACGTTACAGCTCAAGAAGATATATACTACTATTGCAAAGATAAGAACGGTGGAGCAAGTAATGGTTCTTACGTGCAAGAAGAAAAATTCGATAATGAAAGCATTATTGATAAGTTCAAAGAAACTGACGCTGAAATAGAAGGTATAAAGAAAGACTTATCTAATTTATATAAGGTGAGTGCAAATGCAGAACTAGCTGACGCTAGAGGTGAATATGGCACACTAGGAGAGCGTTTAGATGACGTTGATAATGATTTAACTGGCGTTCATTTAGAGATTGAAAACATAAATGCGTCATTTAATAATTGTGCTACTAAAACTGAACTTAGCAATTACTCATTAAATGGTCATATACATTCTGTTGATTCTATTGAGGGTATAAGTAACTATGCTACTAAAAACGAACTTAGTAGTTATGCTACTAAATCTGAACTTAGTAATTATGCTACTAAAGATGAACTTAATGATCATATACATACTGATAATCCTATTGGTGGGGTAGGTGAGTATGTTACTAAAGATGAACTTAATAATTATGCCACTAAAGATGAACTTAATAATTATGCTTTAAATGGTCATACACATACTACTGATAATATTAATGGTATAACTGCATATGCTACAAAAAAGTATGTAGATATTAAATATGATGAGCTTTTTCAATCTGTCAGTAATGGGAAGGAATTATTAGCAAGTGCAATTACTGACAAAGGAATTTCAACACTTGCTACAGATAGCTTTGAGGTTATGGCTAACAATATAAGAAAAATAGCTAGTAGTGGTGGAGGAGGAGGAGAAACTATAACTCCTATTACTATTGCAAATATCAGCGATATAACTGTAAATAGTGGAGCTACATTTGATATAGTCTATACAACAAATGTTGACGCAGTAAATCATGAAATGAGCTTTGACGGTGGAAGCACTTTTCATGTTATTTACCCAAGTGGTAATAAAAATGGTTACACATATGAGCATGAAGCTTTAACTGAAACAGCTTACCCTCATCAAAGAATAATTAGAGTAAGGGACGCTAACGGTAATACTGCTACCTCTAATACTTTCAACATAAATGTTAGTACCAATGGTGGAGGAGGTGGAAGTACAAAGTCGCCTTTCTTAGCTAGTATGTATGGTGATCCTAGAGTAATTCCTAACTATCCATCAGGTATACAATTCCCACCTATCAACGCTCACGAAGATGGGATTCAACCTAACGGTGTTAATACTTCAGATAGTTGGAAGTATGGTACTAGAATTAATCAAAGTCCTAGAAGTGATTGGACTAGAATAGGATTTTGGGGACAAGTATATAGACAAGAAGGATATGGATACGACCCAGATAACGTTGCAGTAGAAATAAAAGATTGTAAATTGTGGGGTTGGAACGGATCAAATTGGGTGTTAATACACGATGTTTCCTTTACTGCTTCTAATACAATTTTCTATGTAGAAAGTTTCTCTGGAGATAGTAACAAATCTTTCCCTTCAAATGTAAAACTTAATGGTAAAAACGCTATTGCTAAATTTGATAGTGTTAATAGTGGTTATATGTTCCACCCATATTCAGGAAAGGCAAGGGCAAATGATTATGGATTAAACCAACCTTACTATTACTGTTCTACTATGAGTGCTAGACTTGTGAAATGGGATAGTAGTGGAGCAGATAATTTAGATAGTGCTAAATTATGTTTTAATGTAGGTGGAGATTTTTGGCATACAACTCATGAAACATGGCAACCAGATTGGAGTGCGAATGGAGAATATGCACAAGGTCAATTCTTAAAATGTACTAGAGAATGGAAAACTGCTTATTGTACGAATGTACCAGAAAGTTGGGGTAATGGATTCCCAAACTTATAGGTAGGTAAGAATACGAGCAATTGTTCGTTAAACCTCTTCTCCCCTATTCACAACTCACATATATTATGGACAAGTTTAGCATATAATATGTGTAAAGAGTGCTTCGGTAGTGCTTCGGTAAAGAGTAGGGGAGGGGTAATGGTGAACAATCGGTATAATAGTAGGCGATATGATTCGCTTAGAACGGTTAGAGTATCAGTACAAGTTACGGAGAAAGAAAGAGAAAAGTTAGAGTGTCTAGCACGTAAAGAAGGTATGAGTATAAGTTCTTATATCAGAAAAATAGCAATATATGATAGGTGGCGAGAGTTCTTTAATGAGTATTAGTTTAATGTTTTTTATCATATTTATGAGCTTGCTTATAATATATTGTATGTTAAAAGATATTTCTGATCATATAGACTATCAGAGAAATAATCGTGAAAAAGAAAAGAATTTACTTAGAGAAAATATATATATTGACCTTACAGAAGAGGAAGACGAGATGTTAAATACTCTATGTAGATTTGATAAATGTAATACACAAGAATATCTTAGAAAGATATTAAAAAACTTATAGGGGCATAATGCCCCTTGTATATGAGGTGATTAGATGAACTTCAAAGAAATAATAGACTTAGCTTACAATATGATCGACGAAACAGATTATGATGAACAAGTTGAGATAATCGTAAAAGAAGCGATAAATGAAGCATATCAAGATTTAGCAAAAATAGATATGAGATTAGCAATAGGGTATTTCCCTATTATAAGAAAAATGGCTACTCTGCCTAACGAATGTATAAAAATAGTTGAATCAACTCCTGCTATTAGTGGTACTGATAAAGTTGTTGGTAATACCATTGTTACATCTAAAACTGGTGTATTTGAAATTATGTATGCTGCTGCTAGAGAAAATTTAGTTAATGATAATGATGAACCAGATTTACACGTATCAGCACATCATAACTTAGCAAATTTTGCTTGTTATAAATACTGGTTACACAGAAAAAAAATTGAAGTTGCAGAAGCTTTCTTAAATAAATATATGATTGAGCGTAGTAACTTAGATGTAACATTAAAAGATATGTCTTGCACAAACGACTATGTAACTATTGAATACTAGGAGGTTTATTATGGACGTATTTAAAATACCTAGCTTCCAATCTGGAATTAACGAATATTACGCAGAAGGTTTAGTTAAACCTTATGAAAGCGTTAAAGCATATAACTGTAACACGTCAGAAGGCTCTCTAGCAACGTGTAATACTCCGTTAACAAAATATACGCTTAATAGTCCTATTCACTCTCTAATGGCGTTCTACGACGTTTCAGACAGCTATCTATTATGTGGTTGTGGTGATAAACTAAAAAAAGTAGATGGAACTGACGTTTTTAACATTTCTGGTGATAAACTTGATACGCTTAATTTTGAATATAATGGTGAGCGTATTTTAGTTGCAACATCTAAATCAGACACTCCTTTTTTACACTCTTCTAAAACTACACGTAAATTACTTAATAGACGTAAAAAATATAACGAAGAAGGAGAACATATAGGTTTTATAGACGCTAATGGTAAAGAGCATGAAAATGAAAATACTATAGAAACATATGCTCCTAAAGGAGAATTTATGGAGCTTCATTACGATAGATTATGGATTGCAGGAGATAATGAAAATCCAGATAGAGTATATTTCTCTACTGCGAATGTTAACGGAGCTGATATAGAAGACTTTACTATCCCACTTGCAGAAGAAGACGAGATTAATATGCACGGTGGATTTTTAGATGTACGTTCTTATGACGGATCTAAGATTATCGCCATGAAAGTTATATTCAATAGTGTAGTTATCTTCAAGAATAAAAGTGCATATAAGATTTACGGTTCTTCTCCTTCTAATTACCAACTTGTAGATTTGTTCTCTTGCAATGGAGCAATAGCAGATAAATCTATATGCGTAGGTAACAATGGAGCGTATTTTTTAAATAATGATGGAATATACTACTATGATGGTACTAATACTACTTTAGTATCTCAAAAGATTAAGAATACTATAAGTAAAATGAACAAAAATTACGCTAATAAGAGCGTTGCTATATATCACGATAATAAGTATTATATCGCCATACCAACTGGTGTTTCTGATGTAAATGATACTCTTATCGTATATGACACTATTAATAGTTCATTTATGACTTATGATATAGACAATATAACATCTTTTTTAGAGTATGATAATGAAATACTATACACTACTGGCAATCATATAAAAGCATTATTCAAGGGAAACACTTCTCTTCCTCTTTTATGGACTACCCCTACGATAGATTTTGGAGCAAAAAACTCTCGTAAAATGAGTAACTACATATATCTTCGTGTTAAAGGCCAAGGGAAGATAAAGTTTACTTTAATAACTGAACGAAAAGAAAAGGAATTATTATTAGATTTGCCAGAAAAAGAAACTCTTATACGTAAGAAGTTTAAAAATAAAGGGCGTATGTTTCAACTTAAAATAGAAAACGTAGATAATTCAACATTCACATTAGTAGCACCAGAACTACATTGTGAATTAGATGAAGATTAGAGGTGAACTATGGCGTATATAAGACAAGAGATTAGAGGAACAAGTGGTCAAGATATTGCTAAGATGAATGAGAATTTTATGGGAATATATGAAAAAGTATTCGGTGATATTAACTTCTCTGATACTGATACTGCATTGCAAAACAGCATATTAACACAATATATACCATTCCAAGGCGAAGGTAATCTTGATAGTAAATATCCATTAACAATAAGATTTTATGTACCTCCTAATGTAAAGAAGATTAAGAACGCAACTGTTAATGTATTCTTAGAAAATTATCGTATGGATAGTGATATTACAGAAGGTGGAGGTGGCGTTGCAGGAGGTGAAGTAAGCCTTAGCGTTGCTTCTGGTGGAGGGTACACTAACACGCTTTCACAAGGAGCAGAAACATCTTATGTTCGTAAATGGGGTTCTCCTGGGTATGAAGTACAAGCACCTACTGATTATATTTATCCTAATAATATGAATATGGTTAATGCTAATTTAGGTGGTTTTATTACATCTAACGATAATAGAACTACATACGGATCAGTTGTACCAAGTGGTAAAATGAATAACTCTTCCGTATACACTAACTATGTTGACTTACATTCTATTCAACACTCTCACGAAATACCTTCTCATAGCCATTCAATATCAATAGAGCCACATACTCATAGTGGTAGTGCTAGTGTTACTATACCAAATCATCACCACTCTCTAAAAGAAGGTATAAGAGTGTCTACTACTGCTCCTGGAACTACTACTATAGCTGTTAACGATACAAATGTATGTTCTGTATCAGCTTCAAAAGTTAGTGAGAATGACGTTGATATAACATCGTACATTAAAGTTGGTGAGTGGAATATTATAAAAGTGAGTACAACAAATCTAGCTCGTATCAGCGTTTACGGTACGATTGAAGCTATTATGAGATTAACTTAACGAGGTGAAAAAATGAGTATAGATAACAAGTATTATACACAAGCTGAACAGCAGTATAATCCTTCATATAATCAAAAAGTTACTGCTTTGCAGAACCAACTTGCACAGAATCAACAAAACTTAGAGCAACAAAAAGTTGGAGTAAATGCTAACTATGATTATCAAGTGCAAAATCAAAATTTAAACAATAGATTAAATAAAAATAATGTATCTAACGCCATGCTTGGAAGAGGACTTTCAAACTCTTCTATAGCAGTAAGTGGATTAGCAGAACAAGACGCTAAGAACACAAGATTAGTAGGAGATATAAATAGAAATAGAACTGCTGAATTAAATAACATAGACCAACAAAAAGCTTTACTTAGCCAAAATTATAATAACACTTTAGCTCAAATGGAAGCTGATAAATATGACGCAATAATGGCACTAGCTCAACAATTAGAAGATAGAGATTGGAATAGAGATTTCCAAAATAGACAATTAGCTCAACAATATGCTTTAGCTGAAATGCAAAAACAATATCAATACGCACAATTAGCACAAGCACAAGCACAATTTGAAGCAAATCAAACTTGGAAACAAAAAGAGTGGGAATACCAACAACAACTAGCACAAGCACAACAAACTGACGCTTTTAAAAATAAAATAGATAACATAGTTGTTGATCCTTCAATATCATCTTCTGATAAGTATAATGCACTAACACAACTTTACTATAACCAAAATGGTAATGAAAGTAATCAACAGTATCTAATGGACAGTTATCTAAGGCTAATGAACGCTAACAATAATTTTGCTAGGTCTACAACTCCACAACAAACATCTTCACAAAATCTTTATGGTGGAACATCACAAGCAGAATCTAGAAAAAAAATAGGTTACGAGTATGATCCTGCTTACGACTTTATCACAAACAGAAGATAGAAAGGTATGATAAAATGGGATATTTAGATGACCTTATGAAAGGTACAAAAAGAACAAGTAACAATATAAACTCACTAGGGGCTTACTCTCCCCTTAGTGGATTTAGTAATGAAGATGAATTAAACAAAAATCCTTATCAACAAATACTATCAAGTATGCCTAAAGAAGATACTATAACTCCTACTAACCCTTTAAAATCTGATTGGCTAGATAATAGAAGTGTGTTTAATAGTTCTCCATCTTCAATGCAAATACCAGATGGTGTTAATATAGATTCAACATTCTACAATCGTAAAGATATATACGATTTAAAACAAAGATTAAAAGCTTCTGGTGTAGAAATACCAGAAACTAAAAAAGATAGTCCTGGAATAATAACAAGGTTCTTAGATTTCATATCAACTCCAGGTTATGCAGTAACAACAGCACTTTATAACGCCTTTGATGGTGATAAAGACACTAAAGTATTAAAAGGTTTATTAGATGGTGTAGTTGGTGGTTTAACATCTAATAGCGATAAATATAAAGAAGGTTCTGATTTAGTTGACCTTATGGTAGGTGAACAAAAGAAGGACGCAGGAATAGGCGAAAAGGTAGGTAGATTCGCAGGTGGAATGGCTTTAGATATGTTACTTGATCCTATGACATATCTAACTTTAGGTACTAATGCTATTGCAAAAGGAACAGCAAAAGTAGGTACAGAAGTATCACAAGAAGCAGTTGAAAAAGCGATAAAAGGTATAAATAGAGTTGGTGATTTAGCTGACAAGAATAACGTTCTTGATTTAGCAACAGAAGCTAAACGTATAACAGATAAGATTAATGCTAAAAACGTTAAAAATTATGATGGGCTTAGATTTGATTTTAAAGTACCATTCACTAAAATAGCGATAGAAAAAGAGTTTGTAAGTCCAGAAAAATTAGCTGAAATAAGTAACAAACTTGGTATTTCTAAAGTTGGTAATAAAGTTACTGATACAGCTAAAGCTATGTGGAACGCTAATAAGAGCGAAACTGGTATACGTTCTGCTATTGAAAAAGTACCAGATACAATACTTGGAGCTATATTTAACGACGCTGACGTAAGAAGAGTTATAAAGGACAAGCCACTTGAGGCAGCCCAACTTATGGCTACTAAAGAAGTTGAAAAGCAACTAAAGAGATTTGCTAAAAAAGCTAAAACTGACGCAATACCTAAACTTAGAAAACTTTATAGTGGTATAAAACAACTTGAAAAAGAAGGTGTTGATACAACTAAATTATCATCTATATTTGAAGAACTAGAAACGTATAACTTCTCTAAAGAGCTTGATAACGTTAAAGTATTTGATTTAGTTAAAGAATTTGACTTTGAAGCTAAAAGACAACTTGCATTTGCCGAAACAAAAGTTAGAAATCTATCAGCAGATATAAGAGAAGAAGTAACTAAAAAGCTTCAACAAGTAACGTTAGATTACAACGATCTAAATAAATCAATAAATAATTCAACTGACGAAGTTATCAATAACGTTAAAAAAGTAATGACAGATGATACTGTTGATTTTGGTGAGCCAGAATATTTAGATGATATAGATTGGGATGATGTAGATTATGTAGTAGAATACAAACCATATGAAAGATATGACGAACAAGGTAATAGAGTTTTTGGAGAAGGTAAGCTTTTAGAAGAACTAGACAAAGAAGAAGTAGCATTAGATAAAAACATATTAGAAGATATAAAAATAGATACTGATGAAATAGCTGATATTAGTGAGTTTGAATACAAAGCTCCTACGCCAGAATCAATTAACAAAGAGTACAAAAATTACACTAACCAAAGTGAATTAGATGATTTATATAACTCTAAGCAATGGGAAGGTAAACAAAGACACGAAATTTACCAAAGTGTAGAAGCTAAACAGTATACAGATGAACTAGCAGAGTTCGGTATGCTTAACCCAGAGAATACTGAAAAGTTTATCAATATGCCTATTGAGAAACAAGAAGCATATATAAAGAAAGCTAGAGATTATAGAATAGCAAAAGAACTTGGAACTTCTAGGGAAAACGTATCTAAAATGCTTGAAGCAGGACATGAGTATTTCTATGAAAATCTTATGAAGCATAAAAAGTTAACACCAGAACAAAAACAAAATGCTTTAGATATTTTAAAGAAATATGAAGAGGTAGACGCTCATTGGTTCGGTAAACGTGATAAACGTAAAAGAAGAATGACCTCTACAAGTAATATTGCAAAGTTACAATCAGATAAAGATGTATTTGAAAGAAAGAACGGAGCTTTACATAAGGAATACATTCCTGCTAGAACAACTGATGAAATATTTGCTAAGGTTCAAAAAGAAGTAGATGATTATTCAGAAAAAGCAGAAAGAGCAAAGATACAACTTCAAAAGAAGGTAGAAGTTAATAACGTAAATACTAAGCTTTCTAAGAAAGAAATGGTTGATCTATTAGGTAAGAATGGCGTTAATTTAGAAGGCGTTGATACTAATAACATAAAAACTCTTAGAGGGCTTATTGAAAGTAATAATATCAATATCGCTTCTACTATCAGTAAGAAGAATTTTAATAATGCTGTTGATGTTGTTATGCGTGAAATATTCGGTAAGAACTTAAATGGTAAAGGGCGTAACAATACATACAAGAAGTTAAAGAAAATAATATCTGACGACTTAAAGAATGGTATAGAATCTGGACTTGATTTACCTAATGCAATAGAAAGTGTATTTGAACGTAATAAAAAGTCTATTGAAAATCGTATAAGAGAGTTTGATGAAGCTAAGAGATTATTAAAAGATGGTTCTTCAACTGGTCAAGATTTATTCATTGATAAGTGGTTCGAGCTTAGAGCGTCAAATTTAATTGATCCAACAAGCAGATTCTATGTTGATCCTAGGGAAAGTTTATTTGATAAAGGAAGAATAAAAGGACTTTCTAAGCAAATGGAAAAAAGATGGAACGACTTGGAGGATATAGCAAGAAGATTATACGGTGAAGAGGAAGTCAAAAAACTTCACGATGGAACATCACTATTACTTGAAGGAAGTATGGAATCTATATTCGCTAAAACTACAAGACTTAATGGTAGCGTTTCATCTGCGTTAAGAAGTGAAGCTCAAAAATATGCTAATAACATAGCAATAGGTAGAGGTAAGAACGGTAGATTTAACAAATCATGGGATAAAGAACCTCTAATAAAGATTAAAGGTAAAGATGGTAAACCACAAGTTGTTACGCTTAAAAAGTTTAACAAGCAACGTAAAAATCAAGGTCTTGAAGAGGTTAAATTAAGCAACTTCCCTAAAGATAAAATAGTAAGTGGTAACGGACTTGTACAAAACTTAGATGAAGAATTAGATTTATTAATGAGAGATAATAAAACTCTTGATATGTTTGGGTTTGAAGATATAAAAGAATTTCTTCATAAAAAAGCAAAAGAAGCTAACAAGAATAAAGAATGGACTGATGACGAACTATTAAAAGCTTTCAACAATAAGACTAAAGAACAACAAAGAGAGCTTATAGCAGAAGGTTTAGAAAACGTTAAATTCTACGAACTAGACGAAAAGAAACAACAATATCTTTTAAAAGCTTCATATGATAGAGCTGAAAAAGTGCTTGATAATGACTTCTGGGGTGGTGGAAGTTTAGAAGATATTCTTGATAGAGAGTTTAAAAATCAAAACAAACTTCTAAATGATAAAGCTAACAAAAATCTTTCTGAATTAAGTCAACTTCATATGTTAGATAATGACGAAGATTTAATACAAGAAATCTCTAATAGAACACAAGCTAGAATAGAAGCTGTTAACCAAAAGAAAGGTATAAAAGGTGGATTTAGTCAAGACAAAGATAAGGATAGAACCTTTAGACAAAATCTAGCACAAGGTAAATCTACTGAAAGAATGTTTAGCTATCGTGGTGAAGCTATAACATACGATCAATTACAAGAAATAAATAAACAAACAAAAGCTAAATTAGATAAAATGAACCACGAAAGAGCATTAAGAAAAGAAGCTCCGTTAACACCAGAAGAAATAAGAGTTTATAAGTTAGATGAAATAAAGTTAGAAGATTTAAAAGAACTTAATACAGATGAAGTTAGAATGACACATCTTAATAATATGCTTGAAGAGGAAATAGCAAATTATCAAAGACTTCTAAAGAGCATACCTACTAACGATAATATAGGCTTAGCTGACCACTCATATAAGTTAATTCAAACAGAAATGAAGTATAACTTAAACAGAATAAGAGCTATACAAGACGAACAAGCGTATATCAAAGCTTCAAGTGAGTTTTATTCATCTAATCGTAAACTAGAAGATTTAAGTAATAAAGAATTAATTTCTCTTTTAAAGAAAAATAATCTAATAGAGAAAGGCAATCCTGTTAATTATAAAGATAAAGAAGGGCTTATAAAACTTCTAAAGGAAAATAACATAAAGCCTAGAGAAACAATACAAGAGCAATTAGACGCTCAAAAGCTTACTAGAGAATCTGAAAGAATAGGTGAAATGAAAGCATATGTTGAGCCTAAAGATTTCTTACTAAGCAAAGAGGACGCTAGAATACTAAATAACCTATTTGCAGGAGATGAAGAAGTACAAAAGAAACTTCTTAAACCTCGTTATGAAAGTTTAGATAGTTACTGGAAAAAGAAAGATTTAGTTGATATGTATTCTGGTAATAAGGTTATGGAACGTATAAGAAATATGCCTAACAGCGTTAAAACTAAAGTAAATAACATACCAGATGAAGTTGCTGCAAAAAATAACGAACTAGGTGAACTACTTACTAAAAATGGTATTGAAGCACCACAACCTAAAGATATTAATGATGTTATTCCACCTAAGAGTGTAAGCGAAGAAGTTACTAATGAAATAGCAGGTACAGTAAATGAAGCTCCTAAGACACATACTGGTAGAATAAATGTAGACCTTCAAGGTAAGACAGCTCACGAATATCAACAAATACTTAAAAACTTTGGAATAGAAGATGAAACAGTTAATAAACTTGTAGCTGAATATGATAAGCAAAAAGCTATCGTGGAAAAAGCTAAAAAAGCGTTAGATTTCTCTAAAGATTTTATTCCTAGTGAAGAAAGTTTTAAACAATACTTAGATAATATGGAAGAGTTGTTTGGTAAAGAATTTTTAAATTTTGAAAACGATTGGTACGATAAAACTAAGAATAAGTACGACGTTATGAAAAATACAAATCCAATACCTAAAACTCCAATAGAGCTTATAAATGATAATTCAGAAGTTCTAACAAAGTATTTTGGTGATAGTAAAGTAGCTAGAGAGTTTATGGTCGATTATATTGAATATATGAGAGAGCTTGGTGGGACAGAAGAAGCTTGGGAATTATTCAAAGAAAATGGACTTATTAAATCACAAGGTTACGTTCCACATAGAATGTCGCAAGAAGCTATGGACGCTATGGGTATGACAGATGGACTTGAAAGTATAGTGCAAAAATTCTTAGTTGATAAAAAAGACTTAGTTTACAATGAACAAAAGTTCGCTAAGAGCAGAACTATGAGCTTCAACAATAAAAAAAGCACTATTGAAGAACTTAACAAATATATCGCTAAATATCTTAAAGAAGAAAAAGGAATAGAAATTAACAACTTCTTTGAAACAGATTTAATGCGTTTAATAGTACAAAGAACTTATGAACACTCTGACGCTTTATATAATAAAGGTGTGCAAGATTTATTTGTAGGTCAAATGGGTACTAAATTATCTTGGACTAAAGGTAAGAGTGGTAACGCTTATAACATAATTGAAGACATATCTAGCAACGGAATGAAGTGGAATAGAGAAGTTACGAAAAAGAACGGTGAAACCTACTTCGTAAATGACTTCGCAAATGCTCTTAAAAAAGGTGAATACAACAAAATAATAAAAGCAATAGACGATTTCACTCCTAGAGAAAACTTCATAGGAAGTGAAATAGTAGATAGAGTTAAGAACGAAGCTAAAAAATCAGTAGATACATTAACTAAATACTTGAGTGAAAGCAACAAAAAGATAGATGATTTACGAGAAGCTATGCAAAGCGAAATAACACAAGAAGAATATTATAAATATTCTGATATGATTGACAATATGCTTAAAAAACAAGAACGTTTAAAGAACGCTGTATATCAATCATTACCACAAAGAGCATTAGCAAGAGAGTATAGAGATTTAATCAAAAAAGGCGATATTGTTTTAGTATATCCACAAGGTAGAACTAAAGAAAAGATAGTAGAAGTTATCAAAGAAGGTGTAAAGGATAAAGCTATGCACAATCATATGTTTGGTAACACAGATTATCAAACTATAAGTGCTAAAGATTTTGAAAAAATGGTGCTTGAAGATAAGCTAGTCGATGTGTTTGCACTAGATAAAAAGACTTACGATAGCTACATTAAATCTCAATCTAAGCAAATGAAGAAAGATACTAACGCTTTCTTACAACTATACGATAAGTTAACTAATAAATGGAAACAAATGGCGATATTATCTCCTGGATTCCACGTAAGAAATAGTTTTGGTAACTATGCTCAAAGTTATCTTGATGTAGGTACTAAAATATTCTCTAAAGAAACACATAAACTTGGTGATGGTATAAAAAAAGCAACAGATGAAGTTCTTATAGACGCTTCTAAATCTTGGAACGGTCAAGATTTAACTGGTAAATTCATAAATGAGCTATTTGAGAACGAGTTTGGTGATAATACACAAATCATTAATGAACTTGGTAAGTTTAAGAATAAAAAAGAAAGCTTCGATACTGTTATGAAGGAAATAAATAATATTGAACTTGGTAAAGGTAAGAATATATTTGAAATATCTGAAAATTGGGGTAACAGAATAGAACAACAAGCTAAACGTAGACACTTTGGTGTTCTTTTATCAGAAGGGTTATCACCTAAAGAAGCTAGAGATAGAGTTAACAAATATTTATTTGATTATGATGATATAACAGAGTTTGAAACAGAAGTTATGAAACGTATAATACCATTCTATACATTTATGCGTAAGAATATGGAATTACAATTAAATACTTTATTAGAAAAACCACAAACAGTAAAGAACGCTAGAAGGTTATTAGCAAATCAACGTAAAGCTTCTGTTAGTACAGAAGAACGTCAATTACTAGATTCTAACGATTTAACTAAGATAATCATTCCTACTGGTAAAGGTAAAAGTGTTACGTGGGATACTAACTTGCCGTGGTTCGATAACAAATCAATGTTAGGTTCATTAAACCCATTAATAAAAACACCTTTAGAGTGGGCAACTAATAAGAATTTTACTTACGGTAACGATATAGAAAGCTACGGTGGGCAAGTAAAAGAAGCAAATCCATTAGAAAGCTTAATAGGTGGTTTACTTGGTCAAACCGAAGTAGGCGAAGACGGTAAAATATATATTAACGCTAAAGCAAAACACACTATAACTAACTTATTACCTACCGTAAGAACAGCAGATAGAATGTTAGATAACTTCTCAACTAGCGATCCAATATCAGCTTTAATGAGTGCATTTGGTTTAGGTGGTCAAGAATTTAGTGTGGAAAAGCGTACATCACAACAAGTAAGAGAATACAAAGAATTGTTAGAAAACTTAGAGAAAAAGGCACAAAGTAAAGGAATAGATACACGTAAAAAGTTAAAAGAGCAACAAGAGTTACAAAGGATACTTAGCTCTTTAGGATTATAGAGGTGAACAAAAGTGGAAGAAATTGTTAAAAACCTTTTAGAAGGTCAAGGGATATGGGCAACTGCGTCCATACTCCTTGTTGTTTATGTATTGCGAGAAACAGAAAAAAGAGAAAAGCGTTCCATTGATAGGGAAGAGAACCTGCTGAAAATAATTGATGGGTTCAAGGAACACTTCGGACAGCTAACGGAAAAAGTGAATATCATAAAGATAGATGTAGATGACATAAAAGAAACGATAAAGAGAGGTGATAATTAATGGCTAAATGTACTTCAAAGAAGACAGGGAAAAAGAAAAAATAGAGGTGATGTTGATGGACAAGCTGTTAAGCGTAAAAAAGATTATGGCATTATTACTTACTATTGTGTTTTGTGTGCTAAGTATAACAAAACATATAAGCTCAACTGAATTTCTTAGTATATTCACAATGGTTACTGGTTTTTACTTTGGTCAATCCGTTGCTAAAAGAGGTGATGTTTAATGAAAATAGCTATTAGAAGAGGTCATAACAGACAAGCTACTGGAAGCGTTGGGTTAGTCAATGAGGTTATCGAGAATGAAAACATCTTAGCTCCAACTATAAAATATTTAAAGCAATTAGGCCACGAAGTGTTAGACGTATCACCTAGCGATATGACATCTGCTTCCGATCTGGCTTATGGGGTAAAAAAAGCAAATGATTGGGGAGCTGACATATTCGTATCTATTCATTGTAACAAAGCTTATGATAAATATAACGGAGCTATCGGTTCAGAATGTTTAGTTTACTCTAAAACTGACGATTATAAAGATGAAGTTATAGGTCAAAGAATAGTTAATAATCTAGGCGCTTTAGGTTTTAAGAACAGAGGTGTTAAAGAGCGTACTGATTTATATGAATTAAAGAACACTAAAATGGAAGCTATTATTGTAGAGTGCTTCTTCGTAGAAGCAACGGAAGATGTTGCTCTTTACAAGAAATTAGGTGCTGACGCTTTAGGTAAAGCTATTGCAGAAGGTATAGCAAATAAGAAAGTACCTAATCCTATAGCTTCTCTTATTAGAGTGTTCAAAGATGATAAACAAATAGGTGCTTTCAGCTATATGGATAATGCTATTAAGACAGCAGAACAAGCTATGAATGAAGGTGCTAGAATAGTACGAATAGAAAAGATATAAGAAAAAGAACGTTAGGGTAGCTGACATACCTAACGTTCTTTTCATGTAATTAGTTAATGATTATATTGTGTTGTTAAGGTTAAAAAAATGGTTTAAATTGTTTTTATGTTTTGCTTATAATTCGCCCAAGGACTTTGAACGTTAAATGCGTTCCTTTACGTTTAAAGCGTTAAGAACGTTATAACTCACTACGTTCGTGATTGCTTCTAACGAATCAATCAAAAAATATTATGTGTGATTTGTCGATAGACAATCACAACGAGCGATAGCGAGTTAAAAGCGTATAAGCGTTAAGTAACGTCCTTGTGCTACATACACGAGCTGGAACTATCGAAATTATAGCATATTTTTTTAACGAAAGTCAAGTATGCAGAAAAAAATTTTTTGTCAATATGTATATTTTAGTAATTTAATGTCTATATATACTATTAAAAGGAGTGGTTTTATGATTGTGAATTTAAACGAGATAGGGGTGTTAGAAATTCTATTGATATGTATGTTAGCGTATAGCATAACGTTAATTTGCGTTAATAACGTTAATAACGTTAAAGGACGTTTACTTTCGTATATCTCTTTACTATCTTATGTTGTTATTAAATCTATTTTCTTTTATTATTAGAAGTATCTGATAAGCTAATGCAGAACATTATTACTATTACACTCATAAAGATTGCTATACCTATTACAAAAACGCTTTCTGCTGTGTACGGAATATCGAATAAATAACAAATTTTTTCTAACATAAATCTCACCTCATTTATATATATTATATGTAATGTAATTTTAGACAAAAAAAAGGCACTACCAAGCCGATCTGTAGTGCCAAAGAAATAAAAAGGGAGGTGTACCCAAGTGCCAATTAAGTTATAAGGAGTAAAAAAACTTATTAGCTGTTAAAATATTAATTACCATGTCTTTCAATATTAAGAAAGGACTAATCAAAAAATCTGTAAAACTGGAGGTAATACAACAATTTAGATTACATACTAATTATAACATAAATTGTCGTATTTTGTCAATACTTCCAATGAAATTTTTTACATATTTAACATTGTTTCCATAGCATATGTTCCTAACGCTATTGCGTCAGATTCATCTGCTTCGTAACATTTTACCCCTTTTTTAAGCTTATAGTATTGAGGAACGCAGATATGGTCTGGATTTAAGTGCCATTTCTTCGCTATGTGCATTGCAACTTCCCTCTTTTCAGCTCGTCCATTTCCAGTAATATGTTTTTTCATACTTGTTGGGTTAACGTAAATAATTTTACAGTTGTAATTTTGTGCTATTGCAATTATAATAGCTTGTAGTTGTGCTAGTTTTATGACGTTATCGCCACCGAATTTCGTACCTGCGACATTTATTTTTTCTAGCACAACTACTTCTGGTTTGTAAATTTGGAATAATTCGTAGAAGCTCTTTTGAGCTTCTCTTAATTCTTTTATATTTTTTAGTAGGATTACCCCACTATATGTATATTTATTATTCACGAAGTAAGAAAACCCACTTCTTGTTCCATGGTCTATTGCTAGTATTCTCATATCTTTATCCCCCTATTATATCGTTATTCTATATGAATAATCCGACCATAATACCAGTTATCATAGTTGCTACAGTAGATGTAATTAACGCTTTAAATCCTAGTGAAGCTACTGTTGGTATTTTGTTTTTTGCAACAGCACTATACCCACCAATCATAATTGCTATACTTGCTATTCCAGTAAAACCAGAAAGTGCAACAGTTATCATTGATTTAGCTTTCATAGATAACATAGCGAACTGTGGCATACCATATGCAACAACTTCATTTGTAACAAATCTTGTTGCAAGTAGTTCAGCAACCTTCATAACTTCTTCTTTTGGAACACCCATTAAGAAAGAAAATGGAGCGAAGATATAAGCTAATATGCTTTGTAATGTAACACCATCAACAAATAATCCAATTAAATTATTTATCATTCCAACTAGCGATAAGAATAATATTAATGAAATCGCTATACCTATACAAGCTTTAAAACCTTGGTTACTATAGTTTACAGCAGTTTCTATAAAGTTTACTCCTTTATCACTTTCATCTATTTGTAAATTTTTAACTTCCACATATGAAGTAGGCATTAATATTTGTGTTAGCATAAATGTGCTAAGAACTGATAAAGGCATTGATATAACTAATAACGTCATATCTGCTCCAAGCCCAGTATAGACACCAAGTACAGACATTGAAATTGATGTCATACCACCGACTAATGTTGCGAATACTACGCTTTCAGAAGCACTAGGTAAATAAGCTTTAGTTAAGAATAATGCGTCTGATTGCCCCATAAACATATTTGTTATACCATTAATACCAACAATAACATCAACATCTAACGCTTTAGCAACAATTCTACCGAATAAAGCAACAAATTTTTGAATTAAACCAAAATGAAATAAAACACCAAGTAAACCAGATACAAATACGATTGGTAACAATGAATTTATGAAAAATACAAAGTTATCGCTTATTCCACCAAACACGAAGTTTATCCCTTCGCTTGCTTGATTAAACACCCATTGAAATCCATTTCCTATAATTTGTACCACATTCCATAAAGGCGTTTTTAGCATTAAAAAAGCCAATACTATTTGAGTTATTAAAGCAAACCCAACGCTCTTCCATTTAATGTTCTTTTTATCATTAGAAAATACAGAAGCAACTGTTATCGCTAATACAATTCCAATGATCCCTATGATTTTTTCCATTTTTCTTCCCCCTTAAAAATAAAATTGTTCTTTACATTTTTTATCATATAACTAGGACGTAATTGTTTTGAATTATTCATTAATCTTTATTAAATTAGGGTTATTTATAGGTACTAAATATCCATCTTCACAATTATTAATACAATCCATGACAACTACATCTAGCTTTTCCATTTCTTCATTCTTAGTATATTCCATTTCTTCTCCACATCTAGGGCATTTCATTTTATACACTATAAAATCCTCCTTAATTGTTTCTTTGAATTATTCATTTATATATATGTTATTAACTCCTATATAAAACTCAAAGTTGTAACAATATTCTATATTGAAATCTATTTTTATTTTGTCATTATAAGTAAGTATATAATCATCTTCCAAATAAAGATGATATTCAGCTATATAATTTTTTATAGCATTTTCTATATCAGTTTTAGTGGTATCATTTTCAAATAACTCTCTATATTCTTCTCCTAATAAATGATATTCAAAATCAAATTTTCTTTCCATAATCATTCTCCTTTATTTTTTTATAATAATTTCAAATTGTGAATATAGGTCATGGTGAAAGGTACATTCTGCCTATATTCATTGCGTGATGTACTACGCAATTGCTTATAAATCCCAGCCATCATTTGATTTGATGTACTTAGGACATTCATCAAAGTAGTTACAGAAATTTTTACAGAAATACTTACCACCTTTTGCTTCTGGAATGAATATTCCTTGCTCTATTGCGTTAGTAATTCTTTTTATTCTTGCTAACCCACGTTCAATGAAAGCGTGATCTATTTCTATTTCTTTTGTTTTTCGCTCTTTTGTAAAGATAAACACGAATCTTTTTGGGTAGAACCCATATTTCTCTTTGAACCAAAGTGAATAAACTGTTGCTTGAATGTTATCACTTAGTTCACGCTTAGTATATTTAGTAGAAGAACCAGTTTTATAATCGGCTAACACAACTTCTTTCTCTTCTATACTTCCATCAATTCTATCAATAAACCCTTTAAAGTGTAATGGAACTCCATCAATATAAAACTCATCAAATTCTTCTTCTGTTGCGATTGGCTTCATTGGAGCGTACTTTTCGTAGAAGTAATCAAATTGTTCCAACGCTTCTGTCATGTATTTGTCTTTCTTTCCATCTGGGAACTCACATTCAAGTCTTAACACTCTATCGAAGAATATCCCTTTCATATCTTCGATAGTTAAGCTTTGTTTATAGTGCATATCAAATAAATCGTGAAGAAGTGAACCAAACTCACCATAAAAGTTTTTATCATCTTCTAATTTATCTTCCCCCATCTTGTTGTACTGTCTTAAACATTTGTACCCACACGTTTCATATGTTCCTAGGCAACTAACACTAAACCTCTTCATTTTTATTTTCTCCTTTTATTAATATTTTTAATTCTTGAAAGAACCATAATAACATTATCCCACACATAGAACCCATAATAACAAAAACGATATATGCAATTATTTCAGCTATATCCATTCTATCACCTCCATTTTTTAGCAAAATAAAAACTGCGCAAATGTAGGAATAAGCGCAGTTTTTTCTGAAAGTGGCTTTATTGCTTTATCCACACCTTATTAACATAATGTTAATAACTCTTTTGGTATAAAAAGCGCAGTTAAAAAGAACAAAACACGCAGTTTTTTAATTATACACAACCTAATCTTTCAATATTATCTGATAACCATTTATTGTTACCATCTTTACGACCTTTTGTAAATACAATATTTCCTTCAACCAAATTGTGCTTACACGCTGCATAAACATTCGGAAAAACTGTTACGTCAATAATTGTTTCCCTATCCTCTAATTGTAAGAAACACATTTCTTTACCGTTTTTGGTCTTAATTACCTTCACACTATTTATTATACCACCAATCACACCAAAATTCGACACTTCTGAATAATTTTTTACTAAAAATTTGTCTAATGGGTGGCTTGTTAAGTATATCCCACAAACGTCCTTCTCCCAAGCAAGCTTCATTTTTTCGTTATATTCAGTAATAGTTTCAGTTTCACGCTCTTTCTTGCTTCTAGTAGAGATATAAGAGTTAATTAAATCAACTCTTTCCCCTTCCTTATCGAATACGCCACATTTAATCATAGCAAGTATTCCAGTTTTATTAAGAGTGTTACTATCTATAAGCTCTTGAAGTGTAGTTATCTTAGTGTTCTTGGTGTAAGCTATAAGTTTTTCAACAGCTTTTTCACCAACGCCTTTTACACCAGACAATCCGAAACATATATTGCCATCTACCACATCAAATCCTACGTGTGTAGCATTTATGTTGGGAGCTGTAATGTTTATCCCTAGAGCCTTACATTCAGCAATAGCAACATTTACAGTATCTCTATCATCTTTATACATATCAATAAATTCGCACATATATTCTGCAGGATAGTACGCCTTTAAGTAAGCAGTAGCGTAAGTAATAAAAGCGTAAGCCACGGCATGAGATTTGTTAAATGAATATCCCAAATCGAATCTATCAAATATGTTATTTGCAAAATTACTGTCGTAACCATTATCCATAGCACAACTAACAAAATCTGCTCTATATTCTTCAAGATCTTTCACCTTTCTCATATAATCTGCTTTACCTAGCGTCCAACCTGCAACAACATTCATTAATCTCATTGTTTGCTCTTGGAACACAATAGCTCCGTAAGTAGGTTCAAGTATTTTATCTACCTCTTCTATTCCGTAAGAATGACACATTTTTTCAATGTAATCTTTAGCTTCTTTAACTCCAGGCCTACAAACAGCTTCACAAGCGATTATATCGTCAAATTTGCTAGGTTTTAATTTCTCAACAACAGCTTTAGCACTATCTCCATCAAGCTGAAACACACCAGTTAAATGACCAGAGTTTAATAAACTATACACTTTCTTATCGTCTTTAGGTAAGTTCCATATGTCTATATCAACACCATATGTCTTCTTGATACGTGCAAGTGTTTTTCTAAGTATAGTAACAGTTTTAAGGCCTAAGAAGTCGTGCTTAATTAAACCAACTTTCTCAACTTTCTTTTTATCTAAACTTATTACATACTTGTTTCTATCATCACTTGCTGTATGACAAGGAGCATAAGTGTATATAGGTTCGTCAGTTACAACAACTCCTGCAGGGTGCATTGATTGAGTAGTAGTTATTCCTTCAAGTGCTTTCATAACTTCTATCTCTTTTTCCATACCTTTTGTTGCGAACATTAACGCAGGATCTTTAAGAGCGTCATCTATCTTTTCACAACCTTCTGGTATAAGTTTTGAAATTTTATTAATAATATTAGAAGGATAATCAAATGCACTTAGTATTGATCTAAAAGTAGCTTTAGGTTGAAGAGTACCAAAGGCACTAATTTGAGCAACATGTTCACTACCATACTTATCAATCATGTATTGAATACCTTTTTGTCTATGTTCGTAATCAAAGTCCGTATCTATATCTGGATAAGATAATCTGTCTACATTAATGAAACGCTCAAAAAGCAAATCATATTCAAGTGGGTTTACTTTTGTTATGCCTAGTGCATAAGCAACTAAAGAACCTACACCAGAACCTCTTCCTGCTCCACACATTAAATTTTGCTTTATACCGTATTGCTCTATTTCCATAGATTCAAATGCGTTAATATAATCAGCAACAAGCAAGAAGTAACCAGTAAAGTCCTTTTCAATAATTACTTTTAATTCGCTATTTATACGATCAATTACTTCCTTATTATATGTGTTACCAAATTTCTTTGCGTACCACTCATTCATTTTTGCTTTAATAAGTGCAACTTCTTCCTCTTTAGTAGGGCAATATGAAGGAGCGTGTATACTAGACAAATCAATTTCAACGTTACATTTATCTACTATTTCTTGCGTATTATGAATAGCTTCTAACGGAAGAGGTAGCTCTAACATTTCTTGATATAAATGTATATAGTAACTATCTCCATCAAACTTCCAACGCTTTTCATCATTCATTTTCTTTTGTTGTTGCATAGCAAGTAAAACTTCGTGAGCATAAGCATCTTCCTTAGTTAAGAAGTGAACGTCATTAGTTGCTACTATTTTAATTCCTAGTTTTCTTGCTAAATCAATAAGCTCTCTATTAACACTTTCTTGTACTGGAATAGAGTTGTGTTGTATTTCTACATATAAATCATCTTTGAATATGTTTTTATACATCATTAAGCTATTATAAGCATTTTCTTTTTCACCGTTTATGATAAGTCTACCGTGTTTTCCACCTATACACGCAGTAAGTACAATAAGACCTTCGCTATTAGCAAACAAATCAGCTTCTTCTATTGTTGGTTTATAATAAAAATGCTCTGGTTTGTTACTTAACGCAACTAACTTTAGCATATTTTTATATCCTTTTTCATTCTTTGCTAAAACTACTAAATGGTTACGTTCTTCTCTTCCAACGTAAAATTCACACCCTACGATAAGTTTAAAGTTCTTTTCTTTTGCGTAGATATATGCAGGTATAATACCTGCCATAGTTCCATGGTCAGTTATTGCTATTGCTTTATGACCTAGTTCTATTGCTCTATCAATTAACTTTTCTACTTTGTTAGCACCATCACGCATAGAGTATTCGCTATGAACGTGAAGCTCTGTAAATCGGTTAAACATAAATATTCTCTCCTTTAACAGCTTTAGGCAATCCTAAAGCTTTTTTATAACTTTTATATTCTACTATTTGTTTTATTGTTGTTGCGTTAACACCAAATTTAATGGCTAATCTATGATAAGATTTACCTTTTCTATATTCCATTCTTATGTATCTTGCTTGCTCGTCAGTAAGTTTACGCTTGTTATGGTTCTTTCTTGTCTTTTGCTTACTTATTTTGTCTGGCAGCACACACTCTCTAACGCCAACATCTACACCTTTATCCTTTAGTTCTTTAATTATATCCTCTATCATAATTTCTCTCCCTTTTGTGTATATAAAAAGGAAGCATTAGGCTTCCTTATTGTACTGTAGTTGTCTTTCCACACAAAGGACACGTAACTTCGTATCTTTCTTCAAGTAGAAATCTATCGTCAACTTTTATTTCAACGCTTATTTTGCAACATTCAGTTTTGTAAGTAGCGTAAAATTCTTCATTTGTCATTACTTACTCACCTCTATTGCCCACTTTAAATATGTAAGTGCTTTTTCTAAATCTTCTTTACCATTTTTATGCTTGTATCTTGATACGTATTTGATTACGTTACCTATGCAAAAAGCTTCATAACCTTCAATACCAAGCTTGTCTTTTATGTAATCAATAACTTCTATATCGCCATTGTTATAATGATTTGGGTGATTTACAGCGTTATTTTTGTCTAACTTGCTCTTTTCATTTCCTGGCATAAAAAAATCTATGTAACCATCACAGAAGTATTTGTCGTATTCATTCATTACTCACTCACCTCGCTGTCATCAAAGAAATACTCAAATTTAGTAACGTTTATTTCTTCTCTTCTAAAGCCTAGGTCTTGCTCTATAGCTCTTATAAAATCTTCCTTAGCAATCTTTTGAATTTTCTTCATGTTGCTTTCGTAATCAGTTTCTAATATTTTTTCTAGCTCTTCTTTAGTAAGTTCTATTGAACCGTTTAATCTCACGTTAGCTTTTAAACATAATTTTCCCATTTGTTATTCCCCCATTTTATCTTTTCTTTCATTAGCGTCTTTAGTTGTAAACCCATTAGGGAAACGCTTTCTAAGTTTTTTTATGTTACTTTCCATACATTCGTCCATTGTTATGTTGTTTACGTTGCAAAAATTAGCAATGTACCAAAGAACATCTCCTACTTCTTCAATCACATCAGTAATATCAAGTTCTTTGCCTTGATATATATGCTTTTTCATAATATCAATCACTTCACCAATTTCACCTGCAAGTCCCATGCACATATTTGAACAAGTAGCTTCATAAGGTAAATCATCTCTTAAACTTCTTCTCGCTTCTCTTTGAAATATCTCTGTATTACTTTCAAATCTCAACACATCTGCTACGTTATGCATTCTCTAGTTCCTCCCTCAAATACGCTTTAAATTGTTTTAAATTATAATAAAAATTAGTACGACCTATGTTAAGCGTTTTTACTATGCTTTCTATCTTGTGTCCTTCTAAATACATTAAAAGTGCTTTCTTCGTTTCGTCTTTTTCAAACTTACTTAAAGTTTCATTTACGATATCCTCGTATAAGAGGATACTTAAATCATCTGACGCTTTCAACATCTTATCGAAGCCGAACTCATCTAGCTCTTGCAACGTACTATTCTCGAAATTCTTTTGTTTCTGCCTTACGTAATCACGCAAGTACATCTTTAGTTCGTTAATAATAATTGTACTTAAATACGTTGTGAAAGAAGCTCGTCCACTCGGATTCCACTTGGTTACAGCTTTGTTTAAGGCAATTCCAAATATGTAATTAAGCTCTTCCTTTGGAACGTTTTTATAACTCTTGCCAAACTTATAAATTATTTTTATTGTGCTTTCAGCAATCATATTTAAGTACGTTTTATCACTTGTATTTTGATAGGCTATTACCATAGTTTCTATTTCATTTTTTGTAAATCTCAAGAATCTCACCCATATATAGGATAACACATATTTCCTATTTTTTCAACAAATTATAACGAACATTGACACGAAATATTAATTTTTTGTTCGACATTTGTTTTGTAAAAAGTTTAATTAAATTAAAAAAGCAATGCTAAACGCATTGCTCCATATTTTTATACATTTCTTCAAACTCGTATGGTTTGCATATTTTTATATCTTCCCACGTATTAGGTGTTATATCTCCTGGATCTACGCCCCAAGGTAAAACATATACGTTTATATCCATCTTACCTTTTAGCTTTTGTATTGCACTATAAGTAGCGTCAAGCCCTGCTTTATCTCCATCATACATTAAATTAACTGACGTGAAGTTACGTATGAGTATCTTTGCTTGTTCATCTGTTAGTTTAGCTCCGAAACAACCTAAAGCAAATATGCCTAAATCACGTAATTTTAACACATCAATAGCACCTTCAACTATCCAAGGTGTATTACCTAAATTTAGGTGCATACCGTATAAGTATTCACCAACTTTAATTCCAGTAGGGTAATGTAGCCATTTAATAGGATTGTTATTATCTCTTCTACGCATTGTAGCTCCTATACACGTTCCACTTTCATCACGAATTGGAAACACTATTCTATCCATATCTTTAGAGTAAGATACTTCAAATAGTCTAAGTGTTTCTTCGCTTATGCCCCTATACCTTGATATGTCTTTTAATTCACCAAGCTTTGCTAGGTTATATTCTTCTGTCTTACATATAGTCTTTTTATTCATTACTGACCTTTTCCATTGCTCTAGTTCTTTTAAATTTTCTCTAGTTTTTGCGTTATAAGTAACGTTACTAACATCTATATTAAGTATTTGAGCAACTTTATTAGCAACGTCCTTAAAATTCGTTTCAACATCTAAATTCTCCATTTCAGCAACGAAGTTAAACACATCACCTCCACGTCCACACGCTGTATGGCAGAACCAAAGCCCATTGTCTTTCCATACAAAAGATGTTGGATTATCACCTCCGTGTATAGGACAAGTACATCTTATTGTGCTTCCAAAATTATGTACTCGGTTAACTCCGTAATAATTTAATACATCTACTATTCTATCTAAATTCATTTGAGATTGCACTAACTCAACAATATTCATCTTACGCTTCCTCCATTCTTAATATTGGCCTATTGTTATATATATTTATCGGTGGAAGGTCGCTAGAACCACTTCTTTGAAATGCTAACCATAATGTTTGATTTCCTTTCTCTAAACCGTTTCTAGCCAGTTCTTCATCAGTTTTATTTACTAAGAAGAACAACTTGCTTGCCATATGAAGTATTCTCTTAGAACCACCAATGAAGCTTTGCCCTGGTTTACCACTTACTGCTTGTTCATCAGAATTACTTTGGCACGCAGATATAACTGGTATATTAAGTGTTCCTGCTAAATCTTTTAAACAAGTAGTCATATAACCCAATCTTTGATATTCTTGTGCT